ATAGGTAGACTCAGATATAAATGCGATTTGAAGTCTCCAACAGACACCTCAGACGGAGCAGGTGGACGCTCACAAACCTATAGTACTATAGCTCAAATATATGCCGATATAAGGCCTACTGGTGGCGATGAAGCATACCGACAAGGCAAGGTACAGACAAAGATAACTCACAAGATTTACATGCGCTACAGAGCAGATATGAGCGCTGATTACATTATTGTTTATGAAAGCAGAACATTCCAAATACAGAATATAAAAAATGTAGATGAAAGAGATCGCTTCTTTGAGATTACTGCAACAGAAGGAGTAGCACATTGAGTAATCTTATTCGCTTCAAAGGTTTGAAAGAAGCCATCAATAAAAATGAAAAGCGTGGTAAGGACGCTGCTAAAGAATTAAAAATATCTATGCACCGAGCTACAAGTCTTGTAGAAGCGCATGTCATAAAGTCAATAAAACAAAAGGGAACTGGTAGGATATATCCAAGAAAAGGACAGCCACCTCATCAAGCGTCTTCTGCAGGACAACCACCTGCAACTGATACTGGCAACTTAGGTAATAATATTTCAAGCTCAGTCAAAGGTAGAGCAGACGGAGCTGTCATTGGTCAGATAATTGCTGCTACAGAATATGCCGTGCATTTAGAATTTGGTACAAGTCAAATGGCTGCAAGACCATTCATGACACCTGCTCTTAGACAAAACAGAAAAAAAATAAATAAAATATTTAAGGAGCATGGAGTAATTAAGAAATGAGCATAGGACAATTCCAACTGCAGCAGAGCATATTTGCTGCATTAAATAACGATAATACTTTGACCAGTACACTTGGAGCAGGAGTGCATGACGATGTCCCTTCCAATGTTGCATATCCGTTTATATCTATAGGAGAAGAAACAGTAGTAGAGTACGGAGAAAAAAGCAGCGATGGTGGTGACCATACGATAAATATTCATGTCTGGTCTCAGTATAAAGGGAGCAAAGAATGTAAGCAGATTATGGACAGGATACATGATTTGTTGCATGATAGTAGTCTAAGTGTATCTGGATTTAATCTGATTAACTCAAGATTTGAATTTAGTGATATACTAAGAGACCCAGATGGTGTCACTAGACATGGAGTCATGCGATTCCGAGTAATAACTTTAGGAACTAATTAAGTTTACTAATATATAGGAGAAAGAAATGGCAGCACAAAAAGGTCTTGACATGTTGTTAAAGGTAAACACCTCTGGCTCTACTTATGCGACAGTGGGTGGTTTGCGTTCAACATCAATAACTTTGAATGATGAATCTGTTGATATTACTACTAAAGATAGTCAAGGGACTCGTTCCTTACTAGCAGGTGGTGGTATGAATAGTGTAAGTATTTCTGCAAGTGGTGTATTCACTGACGCTTCAACAGAAGAAACAGTTAGAGCAGCTTACTTTGCTCAGCAAAACACTTCTGACGGCTCGTCTGCTCAGACTCCTGCATTTAAGAATTTCCAGTTCTTGATACCAGACTTTGGTACATTGACTGGCTCTTTCCAGATTACAAGTTTGGAATATGCAGGTGAGTATAATGGTGAAGTCACATACTCATTCAGCTTTGAATCAGCAGGATATATTACTTACGCAGCAGTTTAATATTAGGATAGGAATATGTGGAAAGCAGTAAAAGTTAAAGTCGGTAAGCAAACCATTGAAGGTATGTTTGACGGAACATGGCTTGACATGCCTAATCCAGATATTGAACTGGGCGAAAGTATTAGTGTAGATGGTAAGAGTCTTGGTATTCTTTCCAATACGCTAGATACTAGAGATAATATTTTAAAACTAAAACTTGCAGGTGCGAGTTCCAATAATAAGGAGAAATCAGAAGATGGAAAGCAAAGCGATAAACAAACATAAAGGCGAAGTCTTAGTATCACTAGCAGGTAAAGAGTACAAAGCCAGACTTACTGTAGACGCTATCATGCAGATAGAAGACGCAGTAGACATGGGTATTGTGAAACTTGCTCAGAAGATGTCTGAGGGCGATCTTCGCATGGGCCACATGATACAGGTGTTGCTACCTGCGTTGCGTGGTGGTGGTAATGATTTACAACCAAAGGATGTCATGGAGCTAGTTCAGCAACATGGCTTAGTGCAATCAATGGCCGTAGTAGCGAGAGTTCTTACGCAGGTCTTATCAACTGACAATTCAGAGGAAGCGACAGAGGGAAAAAAGCAAGTAGAGGATTAACTAGTGACTCCTTGCCTATCAAACGATATTTTCAGATTTGGTGTGGCATGATAGGCCTTACTCCTCAATCATTCTGGGAGTCCTCACCTCAAGAGGTATACATGGCCATAGATGGTTTCATGGAGTTCAACGGCTCTGAACAAAAGGAGCAGCCAATGACTAGACAAAGAATGAATGAACTCATGGAGTTATATCCAGACTAATGGCTAATCCGATTGATAAAATTATTGTTGAGATTCAAGCAGAAACTAAGGAACTGCGAAGAGGTCTTGACAAAGCAAACAAACAACTCGGCAACCTTAACAAACAAACAGGCTCAGCTACCAATGCTCTAAAGCAATTCGGTTCTGTTGTTGCTGCTATAGGACTAGCTCAAATAGCGTCTCAAGCCGTAGCAACTATTAGAGAATTTGAAGACTTAGAAGCTACCTTAAAAGCCGTGACTGGAAGTGCTAATGCTGCAGCAGCTTCCTTTGACCTTATAAGACAGTTTACTGCGACAACAACTTTCCAAATTCAAGATGTTGCTAACGCATTTATAAAACTAAAACTAGCAGGTATTGTACCTACTACCGATGTCATGCAGGACTTTGGTAATTTTGCAGCAGGTATGGGTAAGAGTATTACAGACCTTGCACAAGCAGCCTTCAACGCCACCACTGGCGAAATGGAAATGCTGAAACAGTTTGGTGTTGTTGCAAGATTACAAGGTAATACAATCAGAGCAACCTTCAATGGTGTGACTACAGAGATAGAAAGAAGTGGTCCTGCGATTACAGAGTTCTTGCGTAATATTGGACGAACAGAATTTCCAACAGCATTAGCAGACAGAGCTGACACGCTTACTGGTGCTGTATCAAACTTACAAGACCAACTCTCAGAGTTCTTTGTAAAGATTGGTGAAGGTGGACTCAAAGACGCTTTACAAGATATATCCTTACAGTTCAAGCAATTATTGAAAGACAATGAAAGTCTAGCCTTCCAACTTGGTAGTGTTCTAGGTACTGCGCTTTCAGTTCTAGCTAACATTATTAGTTTTGTTATATCAAACTTAAATCTTCTTGCAGGTGTTCTAGGTTTTGTCGCAGGTGCTAAGGTCATGGGTGCGCTCGTAGTAGTAGTACCAAAAGTGGCTGCAGCTATGAAGCTCTTGACTTCTATAATTAAAGGCCAAACAGCAGCAGCAATAATGCTACAAAGTGTGACTGGTATCGGTCTTGTTAAAGTCTTTGCAGGTGTCGCTGCAGGTGGCACGGCTATAGCAATAATGAATAGCAAACTAAAAGAAGCTGACGAAGCTGCAGAAGAAGCAGCAGAGGGTGGGTTTGATGAACTAAATGATACTCTGCTCAATGAAATGCCGATGAATGAAAGAGCAGTGGACGCTGTAGCTGAATCTGTAAGAGATTTAGGTGTAGCAATTAAGGCTCTTCCAAAAGGCAAGTTCTCAATATCCGATGTCTTTGACGCAGACTTTGAAAATACAGACCAAGCAATAAGAACAATCAACGAAGACTTTATGGAGTTCTTTGACAATATGGAGTTCGCTGCAAGTTCTGTATCTGGTCAAAAAGCAAACTTTGCAAAAGCCATGCTAGAACAAGTAGGCTTCTTCCATTCACAAGGTAAACCTGCAAATGAAAATGCTGTAGAGCAAATGCGTGTGGCATTAGGATTATCAGAAGAGCAACTGTTTGGACCAAAAGGATTATTTAAAAATCTTGCTGACTTAGGAGAGTTTGCAGGTAAGTTCTCCTCAGACCAGTTAGATAATTTTTATATTGATTTATTTGGTGTAGACGATGTCAAGTTTAGAGAAATATTTGCACCAATCTTAGGTGTGAATGGCCTTGAAAAATTGATACCAATGGTGGCTAAGAAAGCCAAGGACATGAAAGATGGTGGTCTTGGTGGCACGATAGCTGAAATGCTAGTGCCAGACAACAAAGATATGCTAGATTCATTTATTGCGTTAGGTAGAAGTCTAGGCCAATTCAAAGGATTAGATGACAGTCAGATAGTCACATTCTTAGAAGAACTACATAAGGTAGAAACAGACCCAATGAAAGACCTTGTTGGTCTAAACAAACTCCTTGGTGAAACCTTAGAAGAAAATGCAGAAGGTTCTACAAATTTCTTAGAAGACCTTAGAGCTATGTCTGACGAAGAAATATTAGCAGCTCTTGCACTAATGCCAGAGGTTCTTAAAAAGTTTGGACTGTCAGCAGACGAAGCCTTAGTGCCAATCAAAGCTATGTTGGAAGAAACCAGAGACTTCAAAAAAGAAGTCATGGATTTACCTGCAACTTTCAAAAGTGCCGATGACGCTCTAAGGATTTTGAATGAAGGTCTTGCTAATAATAAATTAACTTTAGAATCTGCTAATGCTATATACAGAGAATACTTAGAAACACTTGGGCCTACTGGTCAAGCTATGGCTGAGATAGGAAGAAATGTTGAGAGCATGTCAGACTCTTTCGCTGACGATTTGACAGACGCTTTACTAACTGGTCAAGACGCCATGGAAGTATTTAGAAACTTTACAGCTAATATAATATCCATGGTCATATCAGAGTTCATGAGACTTGTAGTCATCAAGCCGATAGTTCAAGCTATATTAGGATTCTTTGATCTAACAAGTTTAGGTACACCTGCAACTGGTGGTGGTGCTGACCCAAATGTGTTTGAAGCAAGTGGTGGTAGACTACAAAGAGGTATACCAAAGATAGTAGGTGATAGAGGGCCAGAGCTTTTTGTACCAGACCATACTGGTACTCTAATGAATAATCACATGACCAATAGTACTTTACGAGGTAGTGGTACACCAATCATAATAAATCAAAGTGTAAACTTTGCTACAGGAATACAAGGAACAGTCAGAGCAGAAGTAATGCAAATGCTTCCTCAGATAGCAGAGGTAAGTAAATCTGCTGTAGCAGAGAGTGCTGAAAGAGGTGGTTCTTTCAGAAGGAGATTGATAGGAAACTAAATGGCCAAGATAATAGACATGCCAACAACACCAAATTTTGTTTCATCTAATTTTAGATTGAGAAGATACATTGGTGCTGCAATATCTCCATACACTGGTTCTCTACAGACCCAAGAATATGATGGTGTTTTCTGGGAAGCAGAAGTCACACTACCACCAATGAGAAGAGACTTGGCCGTGAACTGGCAATCATTTCTAATGGAACTAAATGGTCCAGTAAATACATTTAAGTTCGCAGACCCAGACGCTTTGAATATGCGAGGTACACACAATGCTTCTCAAGGTGGACTGAAAGG